AGTTGTTCTAATCTTTCAATTCCTACAGCATCAACAACGGGTTTTTGAATAACAAATTCTCCTGGCTCTAATTTAGCAAAGGTAATGTCTCCAGGACCATTGGATCTACCCCCGGCTCGCATCCCTGGCGCACCTACGTTTGCATATCCCACGCCTGGCATTAATGCAGGTTTTAGATTTGTGGGTTGATAATCTTGATAATTAAACGCTGGTCCTCCATAAGCTTCTCCGCCAACAGGAACTTCTCCGCCTCCTTGATCGTCTTTCATTAATGATTTTATTGCCAAAAACTGTAACAAGGGATTGGCGCCGCTAAGAAAACTGCCGAGACCGCCTTCTCCTGCTGCTCCTGCTGCTCCTGCTGCTCCTGCTCCTGCTCCTGCTCCTGCTCCTGCTCCCCCGCCGGAACCAAGTAAATTATTAAAGAAGTTTCTTATTTTTGGTCCCCACGTTCCACCAAATATACCTGTTTCTTGACCACCACTTCCTTCCAATTCTGCTATTGCGGCAGCCAGTTCTTCGTCCGTCATGCCTATAATATCGTCTGCGGAGTAGGGGTCGCCTTCTTGAATAAAATCGTCCATCCAACTATAGTCACTATAATCTTGGGAAGGTTCCCATAAATCGTCAATCCAATTGCTTTGATCTCCGTATGTCCAAGCATCGCCTGGAGAAACATACTCGTCTCCTAAAATGCCCGAGAATAAGTCTTCGTCAGTCCAGTCTGGCGTAAACAAATCATCAAACCAACTAGAATCGTCTTCACCGTATGTCCAATCATCGCTTGGAGAAACAGACTCGTCTCCTCCCCAATCTCCCCAATCATTGGGATCAAAAGGTGTGTATGTATCATCAAACAATCCCATGTGTCTCTCCGTTGTGTATAGCTATTTGCATTTTATTCTATCATGTTTTGTGAGTAATAATTATTTCTTCTTGGAAGAAGTTGTTGTGTCTCCATCATCGCCAAACCCAAACCAGCTCGCAATTCTTGGTCCCAAGGTTCCACCAAAAATTCCTGTACCACCTCCGCCACCACTTGAGTATCCTCCCACATTACGATCAGCCCCAAAAAAATCAGCAAGAGCTGGCCCGGCTCGACCGCCAAAAATTCCTGTGCCTCTCTCTTCTGGTTTTTGTTGCATCCCTAGGCTACTTCCCCAGTTTTTCAATCTGGGTAAAAATGTTCCTCCCATGGGACCTTCACCAAGCACACTTCTTGCTTGTGGGTCTGACATTATTCTATTACCAGACGCCCAATTGGCTAAACCAGCCATTAGTGGTCCTGTTCTTGATCCAAGAGCACCTTTGTCTCCTGGAAAATATTTGTTCGCTAATCCCATGATTCCAGCAAATAGTGGATTAGAAAGAGCCCATTTCAATTTAGCCGTTGTAAAACCAGGTTGGGTAGCAAGACTTGGTAATACCCCTTGTCCCAAAGGACCTCCTGTGCCTAGACCAAAAGCACCACCTTTATTAGACAAAGCATACATGGCCGATGGTCCATACTTTTTAAGCAAGCTTTTAATCCCCGCTTGGCGTGCTGCTTGTTGTGCATAGAACCTGCCTATATTTTTAAGTGGGACATTCTGTTTCATGCCCATTATTAAAGGTAAGAGTTGTCTGGCTTTAGGATTAGACATAATGCCTATTTGTCCCATGTTTCCAAGCCAGTTCCTGACCCATGGATCTTTAATAATACCTCCACCTGCATAGCCCTCGTAACCAGAGGCATAAGCTGCTCTGGCTTGTTTTGCTGCGCCTGCTCTGGTTGGGTAAACTTTTCCGTGTTTACCCCATTTATATCCTCCGTTAGTTTTTTGTATAGGCATTATAAATTAATCGTTGTTGAGCCATTTGTAGCTACAGTTAAAGTTCCAACTGAACCTGTTGCGGATAATCCGACTTCGGTTCTAGTAGACAAGTCTTGCCATTTATTTCCTGTGTATATTTGTATAACATTTTTAGACGTATTCCAAATAACGTCTCCAGCGGCATATTTGTTCTCGTTTAGAGTACTATCATTATATTGTGGCGTTGCCGTAGGATCAAATCTTCCAAGATTGATCTCTAAAATTCTAATCATTCTGTTATAAAGAGCAGGTTCAACTTCATTGAGCGCAGTAGGTAATCGAGTTTCTAATAATTTAGCCATTATCTTCTACCATCAGGCCTAACATTTAATCGTGTGTCTCCCAAACGCCATCCAACCCCTGTTCTTGTTCCTGTAGAACCGTCATCATCGGATTCTATTCTGAGAACAGCCTGCCTTGCTCTTATTCTTGTGTTCAATCTAGTGGTGGTGCTGGTCACTGTTTGAGTAGTGTTTGTCGATAAACTTTCTCCTGGAAAGTTTCTTGACTTCATTACAAAGTTAATTGTTTGGTCGCTACCACCGTCCCCTGTAAATTTAACATCCGGTATGACATTTCTTACGAAAGAAATAAACTCTCCATCTTCTATATCAAAATCACTTGACTCAATATAAACATTGTCCATGGGCGATCCGTCATCGTCATTTCCTGTTTCATGCTTGTACACATAACTATTATAAGTTGCCCTTGGATAAGAGGTAATATCTTGATCTATCCAAGCGTACCGGGTTAATTGACCAATACTCCAGGTTTGTTCTTGATAGTTGTAGACGACATAACGATCAATTTCCGTAGTGTCTTCTGAAGGATAAAACCATCCCACTTCATTAAACTGTTTGTTAAGAAAACCAAAGACTTTATACGTTTGGCCTACATTAAAATTACTGAAAACATAATAATGCACAGAGCAAGGCACAGCCGAGACACTTCCGTCATAGGAATAAAACCCTTTTTGGTCCATCCAAAACACACCCAAAGGCGTATTAACAGCTGCTTTAGGACCAACTAATCCAACACCTTGATTAACCAAATTAACGCCAAACGTATATGGAGGACCGACAAACTGCATACTGTATAAAGAGCTGTCTGTCCAAATCAAAGTTTCTTCTCTTGAAGAAAGACCACCGACTATTTCTGAGCCAGATGAAAGTGTTAAAGAACCTGATGTGTTACTTGATTTTGGCTCCCACTCAGCCGCGTTCTCCTGGTCACTCCAGCAAACAAATAAAGAATCTATCGACCCTGTTCTAGCTGTTCCTCCTGCATTTAAAGGATCTGCTCCCAGGCAGATAACATGTCTATCTTTTTCTGAGACCATGACTTGCAGCGCTTTTGTTGGAGTCAAATTAGCTCCTGAAAGAGCCGACAAAGCAACGGCTCTGGTACTTGTTCCAGAAGAAGAGTCCCAATAATATATACCTCCGTATCTAGGTCCTATTAATAAGTCTTCGCCAAAGTTATCGTGCGTCCACAGTCTTAATTGGTTAGTATCAGACAGAGCAGTTACAGTTCCCCAAGTGCCCTCACTCCACGGGCTTGCGCCCCAACCTGTGCTAGAAACATAATCATCTAGTCCGACATTAATTTGATAAGCCCCAACAACACTTGATCCACCGTTACCAGAGTCACTACTATTAGCTGTAACTGTATCGCCATCTGTGTCCTTGGCTTCAATAGTATAGCTGTTGGCGTTGACAATAGTGGCTATCTGGTATTCTTGATTAAGAACGTTAGCAGTAATTAGCCCACCTAAAGTTACTGCACCGCTAAAAGTAACAAAATCATTTTTAACCGCTCCATGTGCAGTATCGGCTACAGTAATTGTAGCGTCTCCATCAGAAGCAGAAAAAGTTACATCTCCGGCCGAAGTTGTGGCTCTAATAGGCGTTACATCATAATAACTATTACCTTCATTCACATAGTATTTTAAAGTTGTCCCTAGTCCAAGGTATCGAGTAGACTCCAAATCCACCCAACTGTGCAGTGCACGAGCTGTGCCTAGATAAGTATTAACATTGTCTTTGGTCCAACCTCCTATTTTCTCTGGCCTGCCTTGACGAAAACGTACCAAATTGGCGTCATACCAACCGCCTTCGTTACTGTAATCAGTTCCTTCCCGATTGATTCCTGGTCTAAAATTATATTTGGAATAAGGCATTTATTTTTTCGTCTTGTTCATAAACCCGATAACTGAGCGCACCCCAAAGGATGCCGCCACAATCACCGATAAGGTTATTTGATACCAGCCTGGCATCGTTTCCAAAACTGCAAAGCCTTC